CGTACTTTGTTAGCTCCTGGAATCCACCTGTACCAGTTTCAGCACGAAGATCGGCTGACTGACGTGGGTGTAGGTATGCAGCATATAGTTCACCCATACGAGGCAATGCCTTGTTTGTGCGTAGTGAAACAACAGCGTTACGGATATCCGCAACTGTCATTGTGTCTACTGGGAGAATTGCTGATGATGCAGTTGGAACAGTTCCTGATGGACCGTTTGAGTAGATCACGTTAGTTCCTGCTGACAGGACCTGACCTACTACGTTGTCAATAGAATCTGCTGCGTTGTACGCGATGATGTCAGCAAGTGCTGAATCAACGTCGTTGAAAGAAGTTAGGTTTAGCTTCTTTGTTGTTGTAACTGCTGAACCGTATTCGTTCAGTGTTACTGTAACCTGTGATGGGTTACCTAGTGCAATGCTTGAAACATCTGATGATTCTGTCAATGTAGATGTAGCCTGAGCCAAATCTGAATAGATTGAGAATACAACTGATGATCCTGGCATAGCCTGTTGCACGGGCTTAACATCTGCAAGTGAACGCATAACAGGAATGGAACGTAGTGCCATTCTTACATACTGATCGTATGCTGCTTGTACGAGGTTGCTGATGCTAGACGTGGTTGTGGGGGTACCTGTTGGGATAGCCATTATGGTCTAGCCTTTCTTGTTTAGGATCGGATTAGAGTCCAGACAATCTAATAACATCATCCAGTTCTTCTTTGCTGTTAGCGTTCATTAGTCTTTGCATAATGTCTCCATTGTGCTCTGGTGATACACCAGAGTCTGCGGAGTTTGTCATACGCTTGTATGCTGCAGCATCGTTTGGATTTACGTTAGGTGTCTGGGTTTGGCTTACTTCAATGCCGAATACATCGGCATAGTCTTCAAGCCATTTAGATACAGACTCTTCAGTTGGGTCTATATCCTGTGGGATAAATGAAGCAATTTTGCTGTTTACCCCGCGACTAGCGAGGGCATCCTTTATTGCTCGTTCGCGCTGCGACTTGTTCAAAGACTCGAACTGAGCCTTAAGCTCATTTAGTTCTTTGTCTTTTTGCTTAGACGCTTTGCGTAGTTGCTTTACTAGATCGTTAGACGAATCATCAAATGTGAAGTCGTCGTCATCCTCGTAGTCGTAATTGGACATAGTGGTCCTTCTCCCTATTAGTTGTTGGCGCAGGCCTCACATATCCTGGGGTGGGTTATGTGGCTCCTACTACTGGTCTTGTTGTCGCTCCACTAGGCCAGTCGTTCTAGTGGCAGGCTTTGTTATTTAGAAAGCGCCAGCACGATCTCGTGCTAAGGCTCCACTTGTTAGACCAGTCTGACCACCGAAGGTGGCCTTTTCTAGTCCAGTTAGTTTCTGTCGTTGTGCTCTTGACTCTTGAGCACCAGGAACGTTGAATACTTCTCTTTCAGCGGTTGTCTGTGTATATGGGTTCTCGCCATAGATTGATGCAAGTTGTGAACCACGTTGTAGTCCACCTGCAATAGTTCCGTAACCTTGCTGAGCTTGCGCCTTGTTGACACCGTAGCGTGCTAGGTACTCAGCATCAGTTACATTGGTTGCAAGTCCTAATTGAACTGCTGATGAACCGATTTCTGCTGCGGTAATGCGACGCTTGATTTGTTCTAGTCCCTTAGTAGGATCTAGTGCATATGCAAGCAAATCACCGTTGCTGATATCTGGATAGAAAGTCTTAAGTGCAATGCTTACCTCTGGGTTAGCAAAGAGAACACGCTGTTGCGCTGTAGAAACACGGTCTTCTAGTTCAACTGCAGACACATCGTTAGCAATAAAGTTAGTAAAACCTTCTTGAACACCTAGGTCGCCACGCTTCCAGTAAGACTCTGGTAGTCCTGCATTACGCAAGATGTTTTGATACTGGTCCTCAAGACCAAGGTACTCTGCTTCAGAGATTGCTTTGAGTCCCTTAGAAATACGTTGAGGGTTTGCAGAAAAGCGCTTCTTGTAGGCATCTGACTCACGTAGTTTAATAGTAAACTCAGCAGGTGATGCACCTGATTGGATAAGTCCTCGTAATGGTTCTACTAAGGAACCAAGTCCATAGGCTGAAAACTGTGCGTATAGCAAGTCGTATGCTGATTGACGCTCTGCTGCAGCAGCAGCATTTGTTGCATCTTTTGCTAACTTGCCATCAGTAAGGAATTTTTGATACTGGACATATGCTAATTGATCTGTAAATACAGTTCCATCAGTTGCTGTGTAAGTTAAAGCTGGTGTACCAGTCGGCGTACCTGTGGGCGTACCTGTGGGTGTACCAGTCGGTGTTCCTGTGGGAGCACCAGTCGGTGTTCCTGTAGGAGTACCAGTCGGTGTACCTGTGGGAGTTCCTGTGGGAGTTCCTGTGGGAGTACCTGTCGGTGTACCGGTAGGTGTTCCAGTTGGTGTTCCAGTTGGTGTTCCAGTTGGTGTTCCAGTTGGTGTTCCAGTTGGTGTTCCAGTAGGTGTTCCAGTAGGAGTACCTGTTGGTGCTCCTGTTGGTGCTCCTGTTGGACCTGTTGGACCTGTTGGAGCAACAACTTTACCCTCTGCATTAACTGTTCCACCGATAAGTGTTGCTGTCGCTTGAGCATTTGCAAGTGCATCCAACTGAGCCTGCGTTTTGCCGGTAGTGCCAATCTTCTTTGTATAATACTCATCTGCTATTGCTGCTGCTTGTTCTTCTGCGCGTTTTTGCGCTGCACTTTCTGCCGCTGAAATAGATACAGGTGCCGCAGAATCTGTTTTAGCAGATGCTGTTTCTGATGCTCTAAAATTTGAAAGAACCTTAGTAGCAGCAAGTTGAGCAGCCTTTTGTGCTGCAGAATCTGTTTTAGCGCCAGCAAGTTTTGAACCTTCGTCAACTATCTTAGTTATGCTAGTGCCAGATTGAGTTTCTGCTGTTTTAAGATTTTCAAGAATAGAACTAACAGCTCGTGAATACCCTGCAGGATCTGTTTCTTTGAGATAATCAAGGTAAGACATACGTTCTTCTGCAGGCAAAGATGCCTGAAGGTTATTCCATTGTGCCTCTGTATATGCCATCGGTTACCCCATAAATCCAAAGTCTTGAAGGACCTTGAGCGCTCCGCTAGATACTTCATCTCTAGCACTCTGTGTGTACTGCCAACGATTGTCTTGACGCAACGCACGCTTGAAATCAAATAGGTTCATATCGCCCTTATCTGTAATAGCAGAACGTAGTGTTGGGTCATTAAGATCAATCATATCTGGGTTAATCTCAAGCTCTGTAGCCATTTGTCTTTTGTATGGAGCATATACATTCTCAAGGTCATAGCCTTGGTTGAGAAGGTTACGCACATATTGTGGCTGGCCTTGGGATGCAAGGACACGTGCATCTTGGGCCACACGATTGATATCAATAGTTCCTGCTGCAAGTCCCTGAAGAACTGCCTGCTCGATATCTCCACCAGTTGCTACAGTTGAAATACCAGGGAGGATATCCTTCAAACTAAAACCATTTGCCTTAGCAATTGCTTGAAGTGTCTGGTAATTCTGTAATGCTTGACCACTGTATGCGGTTACATTCTGAGCACCAGTTCCAGTACCAGCAATGCTAGATACCTTGCCAATAAACGGAACAATAAGAGCATTGATTGCTAATGGGTCATCATCTAAGAATCCGTTATAGATCTTCTCAGCAACAGATTGTGCTTGCTCATCTGTTAAAGCAACGCCAGCAATTTCTCTTGCCTTAGCTTTAACAGCACCGATTTGCTTGCTAAGATATAAACCGTAAGTTGTCTTAGTTACATCTTCGCCAGCTGCACGAAGTTCGTTATACTTTTCACGATCAATGATACGTTCACGCAAGGCTGGTGCGTTCTTCTGCCACCAAGAGGTACCACGTGCTGCAGCAAGGAACTTTTCTTTGTCCCAATCCTCATCTACAGCTTGTACAAGGATCTTATCTAATCCTGGTACTGTCCTGAAAAGATAGTCAGGTAGGTCATACCAGAACTCTGTCTTCTTTAATAGTGTTTCAAAGTCTGAAGGCTTCTTTGTTGTGCCTGCAGGAGCACCCGTAGGAGTACCAGCAGGAGCACCAGCAGGCGCACCAGTAGGACCGGTGGCGCCTGTAGGTCCACTAACACCTGTCTTTGGTGGATTGCCTGTGGTATCAGTTTTTACTGGAGCGCCTGTAGCGCCTGTCTTTACTGGAGTTCCAGTTGGACCAGTTTTTACTGCAGGTGCGCCAGTAGGACCAGGCTTTGGAGTTGTTCCAATCTTAGGTGTTGCAACCTTGATCTCAGGGAAGTTTAACTCAACATCTGGAGCAATAGTATTTAAGCGACTTACGAGACCAGTGCGTTGGGACTTAAATGATGTGGTGCTTTCGCCACGAGACTCAGCCTTAGCAATTGATGCTTGAAGTTCCTTGAGTTTCTTGTTGATATCCAAGTATTCTTCAGCAGTCTTTGCTAACTTATTGAGTTTAGTTAACTGTGTATTTATCTGTAGTCGTTCACGATCAAGTTTGTCAATCTGTTGATTGATGGTTTTTATCTGAGCATCTGTTACAAATGGCTTGCGCTTATCTGCTTTTAGTTTGCGGATATCCTCAACTTTAGCAGAGTACTGACCTGAAAGTTTTTGTAGTTTAGTTTGGACTGCATTAGCCATTAGCGACCACCCAACGCGTTCATAAATGTCTCATAGAAACCAAGAACCTTGTTGGCTCTGCCTTCATCTGTACCTGAAACCTGATCTACAAGGTACTGCTGTTCATTGATACCTGGTGTAGTTACCTGAGTCTGCTTACCGCCTATTGTCTTGTAGGTTGTAGTAGATGCTGCCTTGTTCTGGATACCTTTAAGAGCTGCTGTGTACTTCTTGATTTCAGCATCTGTTGCCTTACGGCCCAGAGTATCTCTGATAATAGAATCAACTAATTGTCTAGCGCTCTCAGGTGTGTAGGCAGTAACGCTAGTAACAACACTAGGACGACCATCGCCACCTGCACCAGCATTGAATTCAACCTGTTGCTTAAAGAATTCGTCACGACCTATAGGAGATACTGCGCTGACACTAAGACGATCTGTTTCTGCTGCAGTAAAAGCCTTTTGTAAAGCAGGTGTGTACTTGCTAGTAATCTTACCCTTGTAGTATCCAGCAGACTTAAGTATCTTAGAATAACCACTGATAAGTGCAGGACTCTTAGCGATTGTCTTTAAGAAGTCTGTAAAGTCGCCTGTTGTACCTGATGTGGCGCTAGCTGCAGGAGCAGGAGCAGGCATTGGCACAGCAGATCTGCGTGCCTCTTCTGGTGTCTTTGCTACCACTTAGTCTCCTAACAATCTGCCAAAGAGCACGTTATATGCACTTTGTGTGTTTTCGTTAAATGTTGCTAGTTCGCGCATCTTGATAATAGTTTCTTCCTTATTCATTTGTGTAAGGAATTGGCTACCGCCTATGCCCTCAAACTGATCTTTAGTTGTCTTGTATGAGTTGTAAAGATCCATCATCTCGCGCAACTTGTTTGCAGTTGCAGGCGCTGCCTTGTATGCAGCCTTTTCATCAAGCATCTTTTGTAGGTCATTGAGCGCTTTCATACGCTCGATAGCCTTCCTGCCACCCTGTGCTAGTTCTTCTTGAACCAATGGACGGCCTGCCTTGAATACTGTTGCCCAGTCGGAGAACTCCTTGCGAAGTTGTGAACGCTCGAAATCTGTACCTACAGACTTGAGATTCTCCTCATAATCGTTCTTCTTTTCGTAGTAAGCCTGCATATCTGCTGCAGTTTGTACCTCACGCATAAAATCAGATACGACTTTGTTCTTACGAAGACCCATATCAGTCATCGTCTTGTACGCATCCCAAGAGTATCCAGCCTTGTGAGGGATTAAGAACGCTGCACCCTGTGGATAAGACTTGAATAGTTCCTGATTGCCGTCAACAAAGTCACCAGACTCTTGTGCATAACGGAAGTATGCAACAGTTGAACGGTCTGATTCAGATACAGTAAATGGCATCTGATCTGGGTAACGCTTTACCCACTCAGTCATCGCTGTATCGTAATCGCCATACTTGTCTAGTAGTCCATACCAAGTCTGCTTAAATGATGCTTCACCATTGTCGCGTACCCAGTCAGCCATCTCAGACTTGAGTTGAACTTGTGCTGTAGCAGGTGCAGTAAAGCCATAAACAACACGCATACCTAAAATACCTAGTGTGGTGTTCTTAAGACGAAGACGGTAATCCTCTAGTTCAGCTGCGCTGAATGGGATTGGTACCTGTTCTCCATCAACTGTCTTGTACTTCTGCTGCAATCCGTGTCCACCTGCTTCAAGATATGTCATAGCCTTACGCATTGCTGATGCGTACTGGCCATCACGTTCATCTTGGTTCATTGCACTGTAGATACGGTTGACGTGTGCTGGTAAGAACGCTGAAACCATTGGTTGGTCTTGTGCATACTTACCCAAAAGTGTAGTTGTGATTGTATCTGCGGCCCCTGGGTTGAAGATACCTACAAGGTTTGTAGCAACCTTGATTGAGAAACCAGATAATGGTCCAGCAAGAGTAGGAACTGCTGACTCTGGGTTCAAAGATGGTGTAATCATCTTAAGTTTTGCACCAAACTCTACTGGGAATGGTGTCTTAAACTCTGCTGGTACACCTAATGCCTGCATTGCAGCTTGAACTGCCTTGTAAACGTACTGCGTACCAGGGTAAATGAAGTATGGCTCACCCTGATCGTCTTGTTGTACCCAACCTGAGTGGGTTACACCCTCATAAGTAAGGCTTGCCTTGACAATTGCCTCTGGGTTATAGCGCACAACGCGATACATACGGCGATAGAAGTCTTCAGTAGCACGATAGAAGCGTGCAAAGTTACGAATCGAGAACGCCAACTGGCTCTGCACTGCAGGGTTATCAACATATGCCAATGTCTGCAGGCGTGCTCGGTCTTCTACGATCTCTGCTAGCTTTGCACGTGCATTAAACTCTGCTTTAGCAAGTGCTGTTTCATCTGTAATACCGCGCTTGTAAGATGCGATAAAAGCCTTTTCAAATCCAGATTGGTCAAACTGCTTACGCAGTTTAATTATCTCAGATAGAACCATAGGTTCACGTGATAGACGGGCATTAGCCTCACCTAGCCAGTCCCAACCCCATTCCATAATGGATGTGGTGTAGTTACCAGTGTCTGAAATAGGTACCAGTTGTGGGCCAACGATATACTCTGGAACATCATCAATGTTCTTTGGTAGATCATCAAGACCTAACTTACCAGTAATGCGGTATTCGCCTGTTTTTTCGTCAATTCCACGTACCTTAGATAGCAAATCTTGATTGATCTTGCCATCCTTCTTAACAAACAATTGCTTTGCTGCATCATAGATGCGCTTAGCGTGCTCTTCAGTGCTGATACCACGCTCTTCCATACGAAATGCTGCAACCTGTTTAGCATTTTCTGGGTCATTAAGCCAAGCGTTAATCTTACCAATTGCAGTTGTTGTGCCTTCTGCATCATCTGCAAGGTTAGCAACTGCAATACGGCCTAGTCTATCGTTTGAGTAGTACCCAATACGCATTGCCCAGGCAACCTGAGTTGCTTCATTAGCAAGTGGTGCCATAGAGGTATAAGCCTTAGCGCCTTTGGCACGAGCAAACTTACCCTTTGGTAGGTTGTAACTTAGTTCTGCTGTACGAACGTTGTTCTTACGGGCAAAGTTTAATGTACGTGTGAATGTATCAACACCGGTAAAGGCGTTCTTTCCACCTTCGACAACATCCATAAGAGCATTGTCTAGGTCACCGAAAAGAATCTGCTCTTGTAAGTACTTGCGGTCATCAACAGTAAACTTGCCTAAACCTGTTTGGTCATAGAAACGAGCCAACTTGCCTTCGTTCAAAGCCTCTGCAGTAATCTGGCGAATTTTAGTTACATCGCCTTGTGCTGCTGTAATAGCCTGTGTGTAGTGCTTGGCTTCTTTACGATTAACAAAGCGGATAACTCCACCTAGTGGATCTTGTGCTGCTTTGCCTAGAGTAGTTAGACCTTCTTCTACCTGACGTGCTGTACGCAAACGAGTTGACAAACCACGTGCTTTTACTAAACCAAATGGTGATTCACCAATTGCAAGGTGAACCATTAAATCTTCTGTTGCGTTACGGATAGCATAACGTGGACCGGCAAGTGTTAAGAATGACCAACCAGTTGTCATCTTTTCAACCCAGTTAGAATGAGCAAGACCTGCAATGTTCTGGATAATACCTGAACGTGATGCTGTACGGTCAATATCGCGTACGCTTAGTGTAGATACGTAGTCTGATAGGTCAGAAAGAATAAGACCTACCTGCTCACCATCTGGTAGAGCTGCTGGATTGTATCCAGTGCGGGGATCTGTTACAGCAAACTCACGCTTAGGTGAAGCCTTTAACTGATCTGCAATAACCTTGCCTTCTTTGGTTACATTCAATCCGCGAATGTCAGCGATAGTTGATTGCAAACCATAAAAGATTTCTTTCTTGCGTCCTACTTCAGCATTGTCAAATGCCTGTGCAATAAGACGTGATTCATTCTGTGGAAGAACCAAGCGTGCGTAACGATAAACTTTAGCTGCACCATCTTTAGAAGTGACATCAAATAAGTCATCCTCAAACATAGGTACTTGTGTAAACTTAGCCTTAAAGCGGTCAATGCGGTATTGGATCTGTGCCATTGATAGGCGTGCAGTTCCTTTAGCCTCACGATTAGCCTTGACACTATTAACAATAGTTTCTCTGCCATCAATGACTGCTTTAGCAATACCATCATCAGTAGATGCTCCACCAAAGTAAAGGTCATCTACAAACTTAGGACCGATACGGTCTAGGTTAAATACTTTGTTAGCTGTGGTAACTGTAGTAATGCGAGCCTTGCGTAATGGATCTAGGCGTGGAATCATCACACGCTTGCGACCAATCTGGCCCATCATCATTTCTTCTACCTGTTTTGCGTTCAAGAAAAACGCTTTGGCAGTATCTGCATTTGTAATGGGTACATCTGCGTTAATGAAAGACTTGATTACTGGATCACCGAACTCTGGTGCAATAGTTGTAAGACGCTTCTTGATATCAACTGCTTCTTTAGTAGCACCTGAATCAATTGCTTTCTTAAAAGCACCAAGGTCTGCACCGTATTGGTTCCAGAAGTTCTGCATTTGTGGACGTGCAAACACTTCTTCTACCTTGTTGCCACCGATTACTACATCGAGTGAATAACGAGAGATATCTACTGCACGCTTTGCTTTACCAGCAACAAGTAATGGATCTGCAAAAATACGATATGCAGCATCTACTGCACCGGATACTGCACGATAGAAAAAGCCTGAGCCTTCTAGTTGCTCTGGTGTAATCAGGTTTGCAATCTGACGACCAGGTGAGTACTTAGCAGCCTGTGCTGCATCTAGTGCATCTTGGAATAAATCATCTTTGTTTTGTGCAGCCATTGCTGCAATCTGCTTCTGAGCATCTGTACCAGATGATGCGATAGCGCTTAACTTCTCACCTGCTGCAACTCGCATTGCAACCTGCATACGGTCATTGCCAAACTTAGAACTAGCGTTCTGAATACGACCTGGGTTAAATACCTTGTCGCCTTTATCGTTGGCTGTAGTCCAAGCATCTGCAATGTTCTTGCCTTCTAAAGCGGCAATAGCACCGGTACGGTAAAGACGTGTAGAAAAGTCTGAAACTTCAGTAAGGCCTGCAAGTACTGCGCCACCTGTGTAGTGCCAAGCAGTACCTAGCCAACCACGGTTGGCTTTAACTGCTGGGTCTTCCTCACCAGCTACGCGCTTAAGCGCTGCTTGCTGGTCAGGTGTTTTTAATGCGTAGGCTTGCTGTGCAACCCTTTGTGGAAGGTTAGAAAGTTCACGATGGACTGATAGAGTTTTGTTAAACGCCTCCATCGCCTTTTTTTCTTCAGGCGTTAAACCTGCAGCACTAGCGGCAGCGTTGAGATTAGACAACTAATCACCTCGCGCAACGGCCTGCTGATACAAGATGGCAATAGAACCGTCTGTGTCAAATGGCAACATCTTTGCTAGTGTATCTGAAGTCTTTGCAACTGACTTCTGCATTACTAAAGCGCTAGCACCAGGGCCTGCGCCCATATCAATACCTGCGGTAATTGGTTCATTAGGACGTTGTGATGGTGCGTATAATTCTGTTAGTGGTGACTGTCCTGCAGCTTCGCGTACATCGCCTGCGCGAGCAGGGCGTACATCTGGAGTCTTGGAAAGCGGAGCACCTGACTTAATAGCCTGCGTCTCAACGCCTTCACCGTATGCTGTAGATCCCATTTGTAGATTATCAGTACGTGTGGAGAACTTGCCTGGACCTGCTGGTCCTGCCAGTGGATTCATCATACTCACTGTTGGTCCTCCTCTAATTTTTCTAAATCGTTTGCCATATCTTCCCAAGCCCTGTTGGTTTGAGTAATATGATTTGAATGGTAAATTGCTAATTCCATTAGTTCACCTGTTAATGTTTCAACAGATGATGCTATGTTGTGTAGAAAGCCTACTCCTACAACAACGAAATCAAGAAAGCGTACTGGACGAGGAACATAATTATCATCTTTCATCGCCCAGTACACCTCTCATTAAAAAGTTATTATCCCTTTTTTACTGCGTTGCCGCGTCGTCCTGCTGGCATCATTGATGGTACTACCTTGCCTGGTCCTGCTGGCTTGGAGGTATCCTTCTTGCCTTCAACTGGCTTTGACATTGGTGCTGCTGCACGTGATCCTTGGTTCATATTACACCTCCTCTGATTATGCTGCGCCGGTGATACCAGCTAGTAGTTGGGCTATATCTGGACGTTGACCAGCAGCAGGGGCCATACCACCTTGTTCTTGTGGAGGTTGCGCTGAGGCTGGGGCGGGGGCCGCTCCTGCTGCTGGAAGCTGTTGCTCCATACCTGGTGCCATAGGCGGCATCTGCGGGGTTGGAGCTGGTTCTGGTGTAAATGCTTTTTCGATAACTGACTCTAGCGATTGGCCCTTTTGCCGACCTTGGATAACAGACGCAATGCGGGTGATAATCTCTGTAGGGTCTTGGCCCTGCGCTGCAAGGGCCGGAATGGCTTGAGCATACTGAGCAACAGCCACGCGCAAAGAATCGCGCATTTCTTCAATATCAACACGTTGTTCCTCCTGCGTAACATTCAAGTCCATAGGAATCTCACGACGTACATAGTCACGAGATACGAGCTTGTCTGAGCGCATTTGTAGTAAAGCAATGATGGCACGGTTTGGATCCATACCAGACATAATTCCGTAACGTACATCTATGCCATACTCGCCCTTGATATCACGAGATGGTGTGTACTTAAGAACATAAGGTGTTCCGTCATCTGTTCCCTTGATGGTCTTTGGAATACCACCAAATACTTTCTCATCTGCTTCAAAGCAAACAGAGATAAGTTCTTGGAACATACGAGCAAACTGTGCTTGTGCTGCCTTGATCTGTGTGTCAAAGCCAGCCTGTAGTGCTTGTACACCACGGCCTGTTACAACTGATGCGTCAATGTTACCTGAACGAGATTCAGGGTAACGAGCACCCATACGTAGTTCACGCTCTAGCACGCCAGATTCTGCAAAGATACCTGGTGGTAAATCTAGTGGAACGCGACGAATACCTTGTGGGTTAGCAGAACGCATAATTGAATCTGGACCAAGTGCCAACTCTTGCACATCTTGTGGGATAGCAATAGGTGCTTGGATAGACTTTTCTGCTGCTTGGATCTGCAATACTGCAAAGCGAGCACGAGCTAACTGTACAGATAGAACATCATCAAACTGTCCACGTGCTTCACCGTCAAGTGATGAACGCATAATGACAGATGCCATTGCCTTACCTAAGATGTTAGGTGTGCGTGATAGAACTAAGTTCTTACGCTCTGGTAAGTACAATAAGTCCTGGTCCTTGTCGTGGTACTTGACCATTGAGATATAAGGAGAAGAAAGAGCATACTGGTTTTTACCTAGAATCAAATCGTAATACTCTGGGTACTGTGAAGCCAATGTCTCTGCATCAGTAACGATAACCTGAGTCACGGACATAACGCGACCATAACGATCTAACTCTGGGTAGGTACCGAATGGGTTGAGCATACGGATACGAGGGTTGTTATCCTCAAAGTCCATCTCAACCATACCGATACCAAGACCGTAGGTGTTATACCAGTCTGCTGATGTGTACATCTGCAGTTGTAGGTCAGAGTTTGTTACATAAAAGTTTGCAATACGAGTTCTAGTATCTGCAGCTTTCCGTGCTGCATCTGAAACCATATTGGTTGCTGAGCAGTTGAAGGATGGCAGTGGTGCCATTGCTTCTGCTAAGTCACGTGCTGCTACGTCAATGAAGTTTGCAACCAGAGGCTTTGGGTATTCCTCTG